TAAACCACCCTAGTACAGTATGGGTTATGGACTCAGCCTGGAATTATGTATGGTTGTATAATCATATGTTAGAACTAAACGAAGAATTTAAAAAGAGATATGGCCATGTCCAAAACCATCAATCGGTTAGACTTTTAGGCAGTATATTATCTCATCCGCCTACCAATGCAAATTGGAAAAAGAAAGGCACAGATGCAACACCAGCAATGCCAGATTATTGTAAAGTGCCTGGTGATAGTGTTGCAAGTTATCGTAAATATTACATTATGGAAAAAGTAAGATTTGCGACATGGAAAAAACCTGCTAAAGTACCAACTTGGTACATAGAAGGCGTCAAAGAATATCAAAGTAAAGGAGTGATATAATGGCATTAGGAAAAGAATATAACAGACAAAATATGATTGATGCAATCGAACAACACGCAAAAGGTCATATTGCAAAACACTCAATGAATGTTGAAGTGTATTTAAAAAACGCAGCTGGTGTAGGTGAACATCCAGACATTTTAGAAGCTATTGAAAAAGAACTAAAAATTATTGCAGAATACCATGACCAACTTGAAGTCCTGAATAAATATTTTAAATAGGAAAAATATATGCCAACATACGATTTTGAAAATACCAAAACAGGTGAAGTAACTACCGAAATGATGTCGATTGCTGAACTTGATGAGTTTAAGAAAAATAATCCTCACATGAAACAACTTATCAGCAAGGTTAACATTGTAGGTGGTGTTATGGGTATGGGTAGAATGAAAACGGATGGTGGCTGGAAAGATATGCTAAGTCGTATTGGTGACGCACATCCAGGTTCTAAAGTGCATGACTTATATGGTAATAAATCTATAAAAGATATTAAAACAAGACAAGTATTACAGAAACACCAAAAAAGACAAGCACAACAAAAAAAAGGAAAATAATATGGCTGATTTACCAGATTATATGCGTGGGTTTGACCTAGATGATGATTGGGGATTTACTCCGGTTCAAAAGGCACCTGAGTCTGATACTCAACCAACTATTGACCCAAGCGTATTAGAAAATTCCAACTTAGAATTGGCAAGAGTCAAGGAAGATGTTGGTGATATAAAATCTATGATGAATGAGATTATGCAGATTGTTGCTGAAAAGGATAAAATTACCGAGTCAGTAACAAATGAAGTATATGAAAATAGATTTAAAGAATTAGAGAAAGTTATATTACCATTTTTATATAACTTATCTAAATCAGACGAGCCTTACATTCATTGGCCAAATAGAGCGCCAATTATTAAGGCACAGATTGAAAAAATCCTAAAACTCACAAGGGGGTAAAATGGATGCAAAGACACAACATAAGCAGTTGAAAAAAGAAGTTAATGAACTTGAAACACAACGAGCTGTTGACAGGTCTACTTCATTATGGTCTAAAATAAAAGAGATGAAAAAACTCAAATTAAAGGCAAAGGAAAAACTAAATGCAATCAAACTACGATAAATGTTTAGAAACTATTTTACACCATGAAGGTGGTTATGTAAATCACCCTAAGGATCCTGGCGGCGAAACTAATTTAGGTGTTACTAAAAGAGTATATGAAGAATTTGGTGGCACAAAAGATATGAAAGACTTAACAGTTGAAGATGTAGCACCAATCTACAAAAAAGGTTATTGGGATAAACTAAAAGGTGATGATTTGCCTGGTGGTTTAGACTTATGCGTCTTTGACTTTGGTGTGAACGCAGGTCCAGGCAGAGCAGCCAAGTATCTACAAACAATGATTGGTACAGTTGCAGATGGTGGTATTGGTCCTAATACACTAAGAACACTAAAAGGTTATGTTGAAGAAAATGGTATTGATGAAACAATTAAAAAATATCAAGCAGACAGACAAAGTTACTATGAAAAATTAAGTACCTTTGATACTTTTGGTAAGGGTTGGACTAGACGAGTTGACGAAACTACTGAGTTAGCTTTGTCAATGACCGACTGAAAGAAAGAAGAAGCCTGTAGAGAACAACGAGATTATATCAATAATCTTTACGCCACAAAAGGCACCTAAGGCTTGACAAACTAGGCATGACACTATATAATGAACTATATTAATTAAAAAGGAACTGAAATGGCAAAGAATTTTATACAATTAGATGAGAGTAAATTACCTAAAACAAAAGGTAAAAGAGTAAATGGTTTTAGGTTTTATGATATTGATGGTCATGCCTATCCTTCCGTAACAACTGTACTTGGTGTTAAGAAATCCGCAGAACTTCAAAAGTGGCGAGATTCTATTGGTGAAGATGCAGCCAAATGGGAAATGGGTCGTGCCGCTCGTAGAGGTAAATCAACACATACTCTAATCGAACAATATCTAAAGGGTGAAACACCCTCAGAACGAAGTGTATTACCACTTGGTTTATTCAAACTTATTCGACCATATGTTGACCAGATTGATAACATACATTGTTTAGAAACAATTATGTACTCAAAGCAATTAACACTTGCTGGTCAGGTGGATTGTATTGCAGAATTTAATGGCAAATTATCTGTTATTGACTTTAAAACAGCTAATAAAGAACGACAAGAAGCATGGTGTGAGGGTTACTTCAAACAAACAACTGCTTATGCAATAATGTACGAAGAACTTTTTGGAACGCCAATTGACCAAATTGTGGTTTTAATTGCTAGTGAAGATGGTACAACTCAATCTTTTGTTAAAGATAAGAAAGATTATATCGAACCACTAAAAGAAGAAATAGCTTACTTTTATAAATATTTTGAAGAACAAAACAAAGATAAAGTAGAGCAAAAATAAAATTGAACACGGTGGCCGAATTTTATCGTAAGGAGATGGCCATGAAAATCTTACTAAGAGTAAGCATAATTTTATTAGCGGTTTGGGTTTTAATTACAAATACTGTTAAGGCGGAAGAAACACCGAAATATCCAGAAATGTATGGTACTCAGTTACCGGCTATTTGTGGACCTACAGATGTAGTTAGAAAACTTGTAGATGATGAAGGATATATTGTCTTTAGTATTTCAAATGGAAGAGCAGGCGGTAATCCAGACGGTGAAGTTATATTTTTTGTGACGCATTGGATTCATAAAGTAGAAATGAAACAAATGATAACCGTAACAGGTTTATCAGGTGCGGAAACTTGCATATATTTTGTAAGTTTTGATGTTACAATCAATCCTACTTTAGGTGGGCTTGAATCATAGAATTACTTGTTGACTATAAGTGCAATAGGTGTACTGGACGAGGGTGCAACTCCCTCCACCTCCACCAAAAGCACATAAAGAGATTAACACAGACAATCTTTGTGTGCTTTTGGGGGGTGTGGTAGGTTCGACAGGCGCTGAAAGACTTATAAGAGAGTGATAGTTGGCGAACTTAAACGCATTTTTAAATGGCAATTCATACGAATTACCAATGGCGGCCTAATTTAGGCTAGCCGGAGTTTTGTGGAGTGTACTTAGCAACAGAAACACTCCACGCTTTACAAATTCAACTTATTATGATATATTATACCTATGAACTCAAAAGAATTTAGTCTAAAAATAGAATCAGTAGTCAGACAGAAACGAATATCCTACATGGATGCCATATTAGATTTTTGTAAAGAAAATGATGTGGATCCTGGTACTGTAGGTAAATTAGTTTCTAAATCACTTAAAGAAAAGTTAAAGGTTGAAGCCTTAGATTTAAAATTAATCAAAGGTGCCGCTAACTCACCACAAGGAAAGTTACCGATATGAATGTAGAATTAATTGATAAAATGGGTAGTGACTTATCCGTTGTCAATGCAGCTCGTGTATCTTTTGCAAAAACAAAAGAAAAGTTTGATGATAAAGATGAAAAACTAATTAAATATTTGGCAACACACAATCATTGGTCACCTTTTGGTCATGCCAGTTTACAATTCAGAATTAAAGCACCTATCTTTGTTGCAAGACAATTAGTAAAACACCAAGTTGGTTTAGTATGGAATGAAGTAAGTCGTAGATATGTAGATGATGAACCTAGTTTCTATTTACCATTTATGTGGCGTGAACGAGCTGAAGATAAAAAGCAAGGTAGTGCAGATAGTGAAGTAGAATTTGATATTACAGATATTACACAAGCTTGTAAAACAGTTTATAACGATATGTTAGAAAAAAACATTGCACCTGAAATGGCAAGAATGATTTTACCTCAGAATATGTTTACTGAGTGGTATTGGTCTGGTACTTTATATGCGTTTGCTCGTGTATGTAATTTAAGAAACAAACCAGATTCACAAGAAGAAACAAGAATGATAACACATGGTATTGCTAAACATTTGGAAGACCAATTTCCTGTTAGTGCTCAATATTTGTTAGAATAAAATATGTATGGTGGATTTGAAGTATATAAAACTTACCTGGCCGTCAAGTTACATTTTACTACGGCTTCATATGATTATGCAAAGTATGAAGGCAAGGTTAATGCAAAGTTGGATACTTTTACGAGCCGTAATGACAGATATTTCTTCCATAAGCTTTCAAAGAAATACAAACAAGAGGAGATATTGGACTTCTTTGTAGCCAATTTTTTATATGATGACAAGAAGTGGATTAAAAACTTATTAGAGAATGATGGTAAAGAACAGTTTTTGGCGTACAGAAAATATAATGGAGCATTTGCATACCATTTTAAATCTGATTGTGTATTATATGTTTCTGAGTGTCGCAGGCGTGGTATTTCTTTTAATGATGGTTTATTGTGTCATAATGGACAACATCCACGATTCCTACAATTACTTATTCAAAAGAAGGCATCTTACCAGACCGCCGTTGTACTTGACCACTTTCTTTCGTATAGTAAGAACTGGAATGTGGGTATTAAAGAGAAAGTTGTTTGGCCGAATATATACAAAAAATTACAAAAGTTAAAATCGTTTATGAGTTTTAACGAAACTGAATGTAAAATGATTATGAAAGAGGTATTTGTAAATGGTTGATGATATAAAACCTATTGACCAGAAACTAGACGATAAAATCAAAGCATTGAACTCTAGTCGTGTTTACAAAAAGATTACACCAAAAGGTGACTTGTCATGGTATATAAAATGGATAGCGAGTTTCTTCATACTATTGGCCGTTATGTGTCGTAGTGTAGAAGAAGTACCAAGAATTTTTGATGTAGTTTTTTCTTTGATTGGTACATTAGGCTGGGGTGTTGTAGGTTATCTATGGCATGACCGAGCATTGCTACTATTGAATGGTACAATAGTGGTGTTTTTAGGAATGAGTTTAATAAGGCATATATTTACATGAAAAATAGAATAGTAGAATTTTGGAAGTCATCATATCATTCAGATAAGGTGGCATTTTATTTTGAATTAGTTAGTTTTATATTTACAGTTGGTGCAAGTATGACACTTGCATTTACAGCCGATAATCCTGATATGCGAATTGTATATCCTGGTTTCTTTATTGGTAGTATAACGGCCTTTTATGCACACTATAGAAGAAAGTTAGCCTGGCCAACAATGTTAGTTGGTTATTTTGCTATTGTTAATGTCTTTGGTTTAGGAGTTGCTAATGGCTGGTGGTAGAGTTTTCTGTATAGGTAATGGCACAAGTAGAAATGGTTTTGATTTAGAAAGTTTAAGACAATATGGCCGTATCTATGGATGCAATGCTTTATATAGAGATTTTACACCAGATGTATTATGTGCTGTAGACCAAGGTATTATGCACGAAATATACCAAAGTGGTTATTGTGATAATAATGAGGCTTACTTTAGAGATTGGACAAAAGTACCGGCACATCATTATGAAATGATGTTATATGCTGGGTTAACACAAACAGTTGTAGATGATGTAAAAAAGAATTGGGACGGCCTATATGAAAATGATAGAGGTAATGCTACAGAATTTGTAATGCACGGTTCCAATATGCAAGGTATCGTTAACATAATGCGACAAAAAGGCGATACTTACAAAAAGTTTATAGACAAAAGTTATTGTTATGTGAGTTGGCAAAAACCAGGCGACAAAGCACATTCAATGCTTGATATGATGAAAAAAGATAAAGATTTAGGTTGGGCTTGTGGTGCAATGTCAGGTTATATTGCTATACAAAAAGAACAACCAAAAGAGATTTACTTGATTGGCCATGACTTGAAAAGTAATGATAATAAAGTCAACAATCTATATGCAGGTACTAGGCATTATGTATCAAAAGAAAATGCACCAACACCACATATAAATTGGATTAATCAATGGTCAACCTTATTTGAATGGTATCCAGATGTACAATTCTATAAGGTCAATCCAGAAAATGGTACTATTTCAGAACCAATTTCTGAGTGGTCAAAGTATAAAAATTTACATTACATTGGCTATCCTGGACTTGACAAAAGACTAGGAAAGTGATATAGTGTATATAAGTGTAAAGTTAAAAAGGATTGCAACCTTTTTAATCCTTGTGGCTGAACAACAATTAAGAGGTTGTAAGGCATATTCTTGGAGGGTTATGGCCGAATGGCTGAAGACACCAAGGGTAGTTG